GCGAAAGTGAAGCCTCTATATCTATATCTAAGTCTATATCTAAATCTATATATAATAATAATATATATCCTCTTTCAGAGGATGAGAAAGATAATAATATCAATAAAGGGAATGGTGTTATTAAAAAGCAACGTACCATAACAAATTACAGTGATGACTTTGAAGATTTATGGAAAAGTCTATCAATAGAGAATAGAACTCGAAGTAATAAACCTAGTTCTTTTAAATTGTACAAATCCCTTTGTAAAGAAGATCAGGAATTAGTCCGCAAAAATTGGAAGGGATATCAATCCGAACAAGCCAAAGAAAATGGAAATTTTGCTAAAGCTTTAGAAAGATATATACGAGCTGAAACTTTTAGGATAAGTTCTAGTGAAGAAGAAAGGGAGTATAAAGCAGCATGGTAATTTTACCCAAAAAAAGAACTAAGGCCACTTACAAAGAAATGAAAGAAAGATATGGTGATGAATATTGGGCTGAAAATGATCTATCACCACTTGCCAATCACAAATATAGACTAGCTCACATGGCTGTTAAATGGGGTGAATCCTTATTTAGAAGATCACCAAGAATGAATTATAATTGTTTATATCAATTAACCAAAGAAGGTTTTATTGGTACTGAAGATTTACAACCTGAATGGGTGGAGATTGTAGATAACATCAACAAATTAGATTTTAATGATGATTATTTTGATACTGATCCTGTAAAAGCTACGTATGGAATCTAAAAAATCTGATTTAGGCGGTCAAGAGATTGTTGAAATTAGTGGTAAGTATTACCGACTACCTGATTTTGAAGAAGTTTATATCGAAATACCTAAAGTTGAAAAGGGTGAAGATGCCTACAAAAGAGTACGTAGGCGACACGCTGATATATTTGACTACTATTATAATAATCATCTTCTCTATCCCGATAATCACGACTTAAATAATGATCTTTACAATGCTGGATTAAGACTACAACAAGATATTTACTATGCTGGATATTATCCTAAAGTCACTTTTGATTATATGAAAGAAAAAATTATTGGTGATAAGGATAAAACAATCATATCTAAACTAGGTGCTCAAGATAGAGTCAAGGGAGCTTTACAAAAAGCGGGTGATAGTGCCTCTATCATCTATGAAGTTATCGTTAATAATAACTCAGCAAAACATAAAATGAAGAAATTTAGGCAAGGTTTGTTTAGACTTTGCGATTACTACGAAATTTAAATATTCGCCTTTTATTCGCCTTTTATCTACGACACTTGTGATATACTATTAATAGAATGGTATACGTATGTCTAAAGAACTTTATAAAGAAATCATTACACAACACTTTTTAGACGCATTAGGAATATCAACACATCCATTTTACAAAAATAGATTTGGCAGCAATAAAGACAAAATTGAAGCTAAGAAATGGTTAAAAAGACATAATCAAGATTTTCAATTTATATGTCAAATGGCGGGTTTAGTTCCCTCTTATGTCTTGAAAAAATACAAGTTTCTACAAATTAATAAAAGAAAGATAAACAAATTAATAAAGAGTTATATATCCAGATTAGATAATTATGAAAAACAAAGAGAAGTTATTAGACGATATGTTAGTGCGACAGAAATTTATGTTGCTTCAAAACCCTGATAATACTTATAGCGTTATAATCAGCGTAGGTAATTTTGATTATAAAGATGATGCTTTAAACTTTGTTGAGGATATATCAAAAGAACACGATATAGATTTTATAGATGCCAACCAAAACACAACTATCCACTAAAAAAGCTGGGCGACCTGTTAAGTACACCAAAACTTTAATTGATCAGGTGTTTACTTTAATTAGTCAAGGCGTTAATCCGACTGAGGCAGTTAAAAAATGTAAATTAACATGGTCTAACTTTTATAATCATGTTTTTAATGATGATAAAATGAAATTGGCTTATGAACAAGCCCGACATGCTGGAGCGGATTTTAAAATTTCTGAATACAATATCCTATTAGACGATTTAAAAGAGTCTGTAAAGAATGACACTAAATTAAACATGAGTACTATTAAGGGCCTAGAGATTTTACAAAAACAAATTCAATGGCAAGCGTCACGTTCCGCTAGTACCATGTATGGAGATAGTAAAGACAGAATTACCCTCACCAATGGAGATCAATCCTTTTCTATTGAGTGGAGTAAGTAAGGGCCAGATAAACTAGCCCTTAAAGATTATTTGATATAAGAATATATTACGCCTAGCAAAAACAAGATACAAACAACGTAATATGAGATCATTAATATTTTCTCAATCATACTTTACCGCCTCGAATTATTACTTGATTTTTAATAAACTCGGTGGCGTGGTGTTTATCTAGGCATATAACCAGGTTTCTTAATTCCTCATCTTGAAGCCCTTTAAACATCTTTTGAATATCAGTGAGTGGCATATCCTCACTAATGATTTCTTTTTTAAGATTAATTAAGTACATATTTACCTCTATAAAGTGGAACTTGTGGCCATTTATGATACTGAATTAATATCTTTATGATATGATCGTATTTATATTTCATTTATTCCTCGCTTTCTAAGCAACAATATAAATATTGTCTATGGTGTTATTATCCAAAATATGAATTTCAATCATGCAGTCTTTAACTCGCAAAAATTCATCTTTGGCTAATTTTTTATTAATACTAGATCTATAAGAAAATATCTTTTTTACTTCAGGTTTATCCCCGTAATCTCTAGGCAATAATTTTATAGATCTGTTTAAAACCTCGACTTGACTGTGGCTTTTGGGTGAATATCTCAATTTATCAACCCAATAATGACACTTTGATATTAATTCATTGTGCCAGGCCTCAAGACTAAAATGATTTATTGGTATATGACTAGCCACTTATTCCTCGCTTTCTAATAGTCTTTTAAATTCTTGTTTATAGTCAAATCCGTATTCATCTGACAATAGACAAAAATCTTTTAACATTTTTTCTAGTAGATTTTCATCCACTGTTTTTGGCCCGCTTCCATAACAAGCGTACACTAAGGTAGTTCTATAAATTCTGTCTGTTTCGGTTTGCATTTATTCCTCGCTTTCTTTCTTATATCTCTTATAAAGTTTATAAGATACATAAAAGAACGCTACCAATAAAATTAAGTCTAACCCGTCTAGTCCTGCCATTATGCGACCTCGCTATCTAGATAAAATTCTTTGTAGTATTCTGGATCGAAATTTAAAAAGGTATCCCAATCAACCTTAAAAAATCTATAATCAGTCAACCCGCCTCTTGCATCAGCTCCGTTGTGGATTGATAGAGCTATGATGTCATTGTCGTAAATATCACTGCCAAAATGTAAATATTGAATATCTTGAGATAAAACATTTTCAAAGTTATAAGTGTAAACACAATGTATTTTATCATCTGATACAAATTCAGATATAAACTCTTCGACATCACACCAAACATTTGAACGGCCCTCAGGATTGTTAATTGCATCATATTTATTTTCATTAATCCAATCATTTAATTGATTGGTTAATTGAGGTAAATATTCGCAAGTCTCATTCAAATGATGATATAAAGACTTAGTAATTAAGACATCATCTTTGTCAAATCGCTCAATTTGTATTTCTTCTTCATTGATGAAATCTAAATGAGTTTTTTTCTGGTTGCGTTGCCAATGTCTCCCATTGTCTCCGCCTGAGTCTAAAAAATGCTTCCCTGTGTTCTCAGTTAGCATTTCATATACCGCTTGTTGTGTTTGTGTAGTCATTGTCTATTTTCTCTCATTCTCTTAGGTATAAGCCTAAGCAAAAGCCCTAATAAAGAGCTTTTGTTTAAACTTAATTAACTCGTCTAGTTATACCTTTTGCAAGTCTATCGGCTTCGGCTTTGTGTCTTTTATATTCGTTGCTTTTCTTGTATTCTTCATTAAAAAAACAATCATCACATAATAAAAGATCTCTGTCTTTGCCCCATACTTCGCAATCTATCGGGTTGCCTTGTTCTTCTTCTGATTTATTACAATGATCACAATATTTCATCTAATTATCCTCAACTGCCAATAAAGTTAATTGTACTATCTGATAAGTCTTATAAACTTCTTTTGCTTCATTATAAGATAAGTTATGAACAGATCTTAAAGCTTGAAATTTATTTTTCTTATCATCTTTTATTATTTGATAAGGCATATTTAAAAGACTAGAAACTGCAAAAGATATATTTCTGTCTTGATGATATTGAAAAGGATTATTATTCATTTGTCTATATTCTCTCTTTCAAGTAAAAAGTTATAAAATAATAAAAACTATGTCAATAAAAAAATGGTCAATTATGTCACATGTAATTAATTCAATTCAAGCTATTGGTTGGCGGTGGCTAGATTCTTTATTAGAGATATATAAAGAACTATAAAAATAGTCTTTGTTTGTTCCATTCCAAATATTACAAAAATAGATATAAAAGAATAAACAATTAATATAAACATATAGAGAAGTAATAGAGAACTAGATACAAATGTATTGAGATCTAATTCCAGGTATTTGAGAAAAGTATTGACATTACTAAATTTATTTTGTAGTTATATATCTAACTCAAATATAGACATAAAACTCTATAAAGGGTTATCAATAGAGCCTATATTCATCAAGATTACTTATCAATAATAGTATAATAACTAAAATAGAGAGCTTAAATTAGTAAAAACCTATATTTATCAGTCTTTTTGTAGCCTTATAATATACATTATGCAACAATATGTACACTTCTGACACAGGTAGACACCCCCAACGCAGAAATATTTATATATATACTACCCACTTCAACACAAAACTAACTCTCTACGGCTTTTGGTTTCCCAACATAATAGAGGGTTCTAAAATAGGGGGGTAGTAATTCTCTACGAATTTTGATAAAAGGGTATCACAGAGTCTTTAAAACGGATTTTTAGGGGTATTTTGAAACGATATAACAGTGAACAAGTATTTAACTGGAATCACGAAGAAAACGTGAAGTACAGAAGATGTCATATTTGCAATAAATATGGTGTATTTGGTATGAACAATAAAGGAGCATACTATTTTGTATGTAGAAAACATTATGAAGAAGAAACAAACAAACAAACCAGTAAAGAAAGAAAAGAAAACAATCTTGAACTATTTTGAGGATGTAGCCCTCAGACAATCAACCCCTGATACCAAAGGAAGAGGCCAGGTCAAAGGAAGAGATATAGATCGAATTAATGATTATTTAGAAAATAAAAGTTGAATTTTTTAAAACAAGACGGATAATACTAATATGAACGTATTATCATTATTCGATGGAATGTCATGTGGGCAGATAGCTCTCAATAGACTCGGTATCAAATATAATAACTATTATGCTGCCGAGATAGACAAATATGCCATTGAGGTCACCAAAAAGAACTTTCCTAACACAATCCATCTAGGAGATGTGACTAAGGTTAAAGCAACTGATCTAGAACCTATTGATTTATTAATGGGGGGTTCTCCTTGTCAAGGATTTAGCTTTGCTGGAAAACAACTGAATTTTGATGATCCAAGAAGTGCCTTATTCTTTGAATTTGTCCGTTTATTGAAAGAATGTAAACCTAAGTATTTCTTACTCGAGAATGTAAGAATGAAAAAGATTTATCAAGATGTGATTACCGAACATCTAGGAGTAGAACCGATTATGATTAATAGTTCTCTTCTATCGGCACAAAACAGACTACGATTATATTGGACTAATATCCCTAATATAGATCAACCTAAAGATAAAAAGATTTTATTGAAAGATATTTTGCAATATGAGGCAGAAAATGAATATGAAGAACCCTACGTCAAACTAAATGGCAACAAAGAAGGGTGTGTTGGTTATGTAGGTAAACAACCTAAACAAGCCACTCGTATTTATGATATTAATAATAAATCCCAATGTTTGACCGCTCTTGGTGGTGGTCAAGGTGGGAAAACAGGATTATATAAAATTCCAACAGTAGATAGAGACAAATCTCACTGTTTAGATGCTCATTATTACAAAGGAGCTAGTTGGGAACAATATAAAAAAAAATCTAGGAGACAGTTAGTAAAACTAGAAGAGATTGATAAAGAATTACCTGATAAGTCTCATGTGATTAAGGCTCAATATTATAAATCTTCTATGGCTAATTTTACATCTAAAACTGGGTTTAGAGCCACTGGTGTTTGGACAAAAGATAATTTTAGAAAATTAACACCTATTGAATGTGAAAGACTACAAACTGTACCAGATAATTACACACAAGGAGTTTCTAATACTCAACGATATAAGATGTTGGGTAATGGGTGGACAGTTGATGTCATTGCTCATATCTTAAAAAACATACATGAAGAAAATAACAATACCCTACAAACCCAGAGAACTGCAACAACAGATTCACAAGGGGATGCAAAGATTTAATGTTTTAGTTTGTCATCGAAGATTTGGAAAGACAGTTCTGACCATTAATGAACTGATCAAGAAGTGTCTCCAGAATCAACTACCAAGACCACGATATTATTATATTGCTCCTACATACGGTATGGCAAAAAGAATAGCTTGGGATTATCTCAAGTATTATACCTCTGTCTTACCGAATATGGAGTACCACGAGACTGAATTAAGAGCTGATTTGCCGAATGGTGGTAGAATCCAGTTATTAGGTTGTGAAAGGCCGAATACCCTTAAAGGATTGTATATTGATGGTGTGATCCTAGACGAGGTGGCTCAAATGCCACCGAAGATCTGGACTGAAGTCATTAGACCTGCCTTATCAGATCGTGAGGGCTGGATGATTGCTATCGGTACACCTACAGGACATAATGCCTTTTACCAGTTATATGATCATGGTAAACATACTGATGGTTGGTTTACAGGTTTATATAAGGCTTCAGAGACTGATATTATTAAACCTTCGGAGCTAGAAGAAGCGAAGAAAATGATGCCACCAGAGATCTACGAGGCAGAATATGAATGTAGTTTTGAATCTAATGCGATAGGAGCGATTTACTCTCAAGGATTAGCAAAATGTGATAATGAAAGTAGAGTAACGAAGATTCCCTATGATAGCACTATACCTGTTGATACTTTTTGGGATTTGGGGATGGCTGATAAAACAGCAATTTGGTTCGTTCAACAAAAGGGCCATGCGATACACGTTATTGACTATTTTGAGGACTCAGGAGAGAGTCTAGAATATTATGCAACAATTATCAGAGACAAGGGATATAACTACGATACTCATTATTTCCCTCACGATGCCTCTGTCAGAGAACTCGGAACAGGTAAATCTCGATTAGAGATAGCTCAATCACTCGGACTCACGACATCCGTTGTACCGAAAATGTCGGTAGATGACGGAATTAATGCAGTACGTATGATATTATCTAGATGTTACTTTAATTACGAAACAACAAAAGATGGATTAGATGCCTTGAGACAATATCGATGGGCAACAAACGATAAAGGTGAAACAAAAAACAGACCGCAACACGATTGGACATCTCACGCAGCAGATGCTTTTCGTTATATGGCAGTCGGTTTAAACGAAACAAAACAATGGAGCAGAAAGATCGAATATAAATCTATAGGAATTGTATAATGGATGAATTTAAATTAAAAGCGATGATCTCCCAAGAGATCGATAACTCTTTGGGATATTATGGTGGCAAACTTACAGAACAAAGAAGAAAGTTTTTAGAATACTACTTAGGTGAACCTTATGGTAATGAGGTCGAAGGTCGATCTCAAGTTACTTCTCAAGACACCTTAGAGGTTGTGGAAAGTGTGTTGCCTTCGCTCATGAGAATTTTTACTGCGGGTGAATCCATTGTCGAGTTTACACCTGTTGGCCCTGAAGATATCGAAACAGCAGAACAAGCAACTGATTATTGTAACCATATCTTAATGAAAGATAATCCTGGTTTTATGACTTTGCACACTTGGTTTAAAGATGCACTGATTCAAAAGAATGGTTTTATTAAAGTCTTTTGGAATGAAGCCATTGAAGAGAAAAAAGAAACTTATGAAAATTTAACAGAGATAGAATATCAATCACTTCTTGCGAATGATGAAGTCGAACTCATTTCTAAAACAGAAAACATCATGGAAGAAGAAGTTATGGATGAGATGGGCAACCCCCAACTCTCTCAACAAATATTCTATGATTGTGAAGTCAAGAGAAAAAAGACTGTCGGTAAAGTTCAGATTGAAAACGTACCCCCAGAGGAGATGCTTATCTCGAGAGAAGCAAAAGATTTACAAACAGCAGACTTCATTGCCCATCGAGTGACTAAGACCAGATCACAATTAGTGAGAGAAGGTTTTGATCGTGATGTGATTATGTCCTTACCTGCGTTTGATGAACAAGTTTACAACGAAGAAAAAACTTCAAGAAGAATTTATGACGACCAAGCTCCTTATGAACAGAGCAGTGCCGATCCAACAATGGAAGAAGTCATGGTGACGGAATGTTATATGCGAGTCGATTCTGATGATGATGGAGTAGCCGAGTTAAGAAAGATCACAGTCGCTGGTCAAGGTTATGAGATTTTAGATAACGAAGAAATCGATCACGTTCCTTTTGCAACTCTCACTCCAATCCCGATGCCACATCGATTCTTTGGTTTATCTCTTACTGATTTAACAGCAGATTTACAGTTAATTAAAACCACAGTGTTAAGACAAACACTTGACAATATGTACTTACAAAATAATGCACGTACTATTGTAACGGATGGACAAGTGAACTTAGATGACTTACTGACTTCCAGACCTGGTGGTATTGTTCGTGTGAAATCACCTAATGCAGTTCAACCATTCCCTACTCCTAACTTCTTAAATCAAGGTTTAAGTATGATGGAGAAAGTCGATCAGATTAAAGAACAACGCACTGGTGTTAGTAGAACACAAATGGGTGCAGATCCTGATCTTATTCAGAAGTCACACACCACTGCTGCTTCGACAAGAGCCTTAATGAACGCAGCTACACAACGTATTGAAATGATTGCACGTGTCTTTGCAGAAACAGGTGTTAAAGAAATGTTTAAACTCATCTATGCGAATGTAGTCAAGTATCAAGAAGCAGAACGTATTGTTAGACTCAGAGGAAAATATATTCCTGTTGATCCTCGTTCATGGGTATCAAACATGGATTTAACAATTACTGTGGGATTAGGTAATGCAGATCCTGAACAAAGATATGCTGCACTTGCTCAGATTTTAGCAATCCAAGAAAAACTAATTCAAGCGGGTGCAATGGGAACATTGGTAGATCAAAATAAAATCTACAATACCATTTCCAAGATTGTCGAAGTAGCGGGTTATAAATCACCCGAACAGTTCTTCATCAATCCTGCTAACGTACCACCACCACCACCTAAACAACCAGAACAAAATCCATTAGTGGGTGTGGCAATGCAAGAACTTGAACTAGAACGTCAAAAAGCAATGGCAAACATTCAACTACAACAACAAAAGTTAGAAGCTGATATCGCTTTAAGAAAAGAAAAGATGATGGCTGACTTAGAGAAAGAAAGAATTAAAAACGAAGGTGACATACAAGAAGCCTTAATTAAGAGAGGAATGAGATGATAGGAAACGATCCTAGATACCAAACAATCATTGATGCTTATAAAGCTGGTCAATTACAAACAACAGCACCCCAATACAACCCTATTTATGATATTAGAACAGAACAAATTAAAGCGGGTGAATTAGAAGAAGGTGCAAGATTTCCTCGACCACAACTAGACACAACCCCAGCACCAGTAGAAGAAGGTGAAGAAGAAACGTTTGATCCTTGCCCTCCAGGTTATCAATTAATTGATGGTGTCTGTCAACCCGATACCATGTTTCAACAAGGTGGAAGTGGTGGAGATAGAACAGAATTTGAAAGCCCATACTTAGGTGATATTTATACACCAATGGCAAACGATCCTATTAATACTGAACTAAGAAGATTTGCTGCACAAGAAGAATATCAACCTACTATCGGAAGCACTATTGGAGACCTATTTAGAAAAGGGATGCAATTCTCTCCTGTTATGGGATTATTAAATGCTTTTGGTTTAGGCCCTAGTTATACAGAAACAGTAACTCCTAGATTTGAAGGGGGAGGTTTTAATCCATTTGGAACTCCTAGAACTTATTTAGCTGACACAACTGGAATGGCTAGTGGTTTTAATCCATTTACTAATCAAATGAATCAACCTGCCTATCCTGGAGATATTTTAATACAATCAATACCTGCTTTAGATGTAAGTAATCCTTTAATGAGGGCTGGAGCTAGTCAATCAGCTGTTGAAAGTGCGACAAAAGCAATGACTAATCAAGCTGTTCAAGCTGCTGCCCAACAAGAATATCAAAAAGCCCAAAAAGAAGATAGAGGCCAATCTGCTGGTGAAAGAGCAAGAGAAGCAGAAAGAAGAAGCAAATCTGTTAAAAAAGATATTTCTACAGGTAGTCGAATTAGAGGTGGTATCTAATTGGATTTAAATAAACAAATTTCTAGAGGACAACAAGCTAAAGACTTATTAGAAAATCCTCTATTACAAGATTCCTTAAAAGCAATTAGGAATAAACTTGACACTGAATGGAAGAACTCACCCCTGAGAGACGTTGAAGGTCGTGAAAAAATATTCTTCCTAGTCAAGGCTATCGATGAGTTTGAGGCCATGTT